AACAATATTTAATTTAACTAAGTCATTTCGTTTAAGATCATGGAAAGTAGATACAGAAACAGTTGTTTTTATTGATTCTGCAGTAGCAGTTATCTGATCAAATGTTTCCTCAAAAAAGTAAGTATCAGTATTTTGAGTATTACTACCAGATCCCCCAAATCCTCTAAAATATAGTTCATCAAAATTATCACCTATTCCGGTTTTAATTCCTATTACATTTTTGGATTTATTTACAGCATAATAATTTCCATTATTAAGTTGTGTTAATGTACCATTAGGTTCTATAGAGTATAGAATACGTCTTGTATCTTCAGGATTTGTTAATTTTATTAATTGATTTGTTTGAAATGGATGATTTTCTAAGTATATTCCTCTCACAGGAATTTCTCTAGAAATAGTAGATGCTCCAAAGATAAATGATGTAGAAAATCCTATTCCCAATTCAGTTCCAATTCCTACAGATTCAGCAGCATTAAAATAAATTTTACGGTTATTACCAGAGCTAAAATATGGAACTTCACTATTAAATGTAAAACTTTTTGTTTTATAATTTACTGCTGAAGATTCTGCATGGGAAATAACTGAAACACCCCTCGATACTCTTAAAACATTTAAATCTTTAAATACATTTAATACTGTTAATGATTCGTTTCCAATGCCAATTGTAGATCCAGCAGAAACGTAATTTGGAATAAATGATGGATATATTTCGGTTGTGGCTGCACCAGCAGAAATAGTTGATATGAGTCTAGATGTATCATCATTTTCAACTACTATTCTATGATATTTTTCTAAACTTTTTAAGGAATCTGTCGATATTCCAGAAAATGATACATAATCACCTGTTTCAAATTCATGTTCATTTTCAAGAGTAACTCGTATTGTATTTCCTCCCCAAGTTAAAATAGAATTATTATACTTTTCTTTTATCGTATCTATACTCTCTATTTTCTTACCTGTAATAGAAGAAACTTTTACACTTACGCCACTACCTTCAGTTTCACTATTATCAAATTTTATAATATCATTTACTTTAAAATTGGTTCCTTCATTAACTATAGATGTATTTTCTATGTTACCAGATGTTATTTTATCTACAACTATTTTCTGATCTTTTTTGATTTTTATAAAATAATTATCAGCATATTTTTCACCAACATTATATGGGAATGTATTTCTCTGTAAAGTAGAATTAATAAAGTCATATGATTGATCAAAATCAAATTGAAAATTCTCTTTTATTTTTTTAGATCTATAAGTATTTCCCACAAAAAATGGGAATATTGGAGTACTTTCTTCATTAACAACTGCATGATATGCATAAACACCATTTGGAAAGTCTTTATTTTTCTCATATCTTCCATTATGTTCATCTAAATCACCTGTTCCATCATATTGATAATCTTCCACAAAAAATCCCTCAGAAAAATCACTTAAAGAAGGTCTATCATTAATAATCGTAGAATTTTTTCTATATCCAGAAATTAACCTTGTTGGATTAGAAAATACGTTTGGATTTTTTGATCCATATGGACCATAAATTGGATTGCCATCATATGCCCAACCAATTATACCTGATAATTTATTTTTAGAATCTGAAAATAAATTTACATCATATCCACAAACAGAATATTTCAATTCATCATCAGAATTATCAACTAAAAGTTTACTAGAATTAAAAATTTCGTTAGTTACAATTGTCAAATCTCTTACTTTAGATTCTAAGAAATGATTAAATCCCGAAGAAACTACGGATACAGATGTATCTGATGCCGAATAACCAATACCTGATTTTATTACTTTTACTGAATCTAATTTATTATTTTTTACTATAGCTCTTAAAACAGCTCCAGAACCAGCTTTAGATGCATCGGTAACAATAACATCCGGTATTGAATAATATTCTTCTCCACCATATTCAACATTTATAGAATTTATTCTACCATTTGATATTATGGGTAAAACTCTAGCATTTTTACCATTTTGAATAGAAACTGTTGGACTATTTTCATAATTTATAATTGAAGATCCGTATCCAGTTCCTTTTTCATATAAATCTACAGAACTTATAGATCCTTTTACTATAGGAGTTATTGTTATTGATGTTTCCCCAATACCTGCAGTAATAAATTTAAAATCTACAGAAATTTTAGGATAACTAAATTGTTGATATCCTGTTCCAGAAGATGTAAATTTTATATAATTTTTTCTTTTAAAATTGGAAACAATAGTTCCCCCAATTCCAGCATCACAAACTCGGAATTTATTATCATCAAGTTTAAGAATTTGATATTTTCTATCTGTAGATAGTCCGGATATAACTGTTGGTGATGATACTCCATTACCAGGTTCAATAGAATAATCAATTAATTCTCCATCATTAAATCCATGATTTTCAAATTCTACCCAATTATAGTTTGTAGATATATCTGATGATTTAACAATTAATTTTTTATTAGTATATCCTTTTCCACCATCAACTACAACAATATCCTTCAATACTCCTAATGGTCCTACTTTTAATTTTTGATTTCCAGACCCTTGTGTTCCATTAAAATTAATTGGATTAGTTCCTGCAACAAAATCATCGATGTTTCTAAAAAGTTGTATAGCTCGATTATTATCTTCTTTGACAATATAAGTTGATTTATTTACAAGAGTTGTACTATTACTATTACTCGAAAGAGCAATTCCAACTAAACTACCAAAATTAGAATCATAGATAACTTCTTGTCCATCGGTAAGTCCATGAGGTTCATTAAAAATAATTTGGTTTGTTGCAATATTAATTCCTCCACCTAAAGATTTTGGTCTACCATCAAATGGAATTTCTCTGAAAGTATTTGTGATAGATGGTTCAAGGGCACATCCAGTTCCATTTCCACCTGTTACACCTATTGATACAATTTTGGAAATGTTAAAGTTATATGTATCAAAATCTACAAGAACATCTTTTATAGATCCGGTAATAACTGGTTGAGCTAGAGCAGTATTTCCTAATCCAGACTCTATTACAATTTTTGGTGGATTAATAACATCAAAATTATCTCCTCCATTTAAAACATTAATTTTTTTTAATGGTCCATAATATACTTTATCTGTAGATTTGTAGTTTGTTATTTCGACACCATTTATCAATAAACCTACTCCTCCGGATATAGTTTTTTCATTTTTTCCATCTATTAAGTTTTGATTAATTGGAAATTTTTTCAATAATTTTTGTGGTCCAATTACTCCGGATTTTTGGGATTCTAATGTAAATGTATGTGTTCCTACTCCGGAAAAAGATATGTTACTATCAGTTCCTACAAGATAATTTGATCCATATAATTTAATTTCATCTTTGTCGCCTTTAATTACTTCAACAAAATAATTTCCTGTTTCTAATCCAACTAAAGTATTTGTTTCCGGTTTATAAAAAACTTTTTCACCACTTTTAAATGGAGAATTTCCATTATCATCTAATACTTTTATGGCAGCAAAATTTTGAGTTAACTCATTGAATGATGTTAAAATACCTCCAGTACCAGTATCAAGTTCAATTACTAATTTTTTAATCTTAATATCAATATCTTCGGAAAGTGGGAAATCAATATCACTCCTTCCATTTCTTGTTTTTGCAGAAGGCAGAGAGTTTGATGCTACATATGCAAATTCTTCATCAAAATAAACATTTTGAATATCTGATATTAAACTTTCATTTCCATATTTAAATACTACATTACTATTAGATCCAATATTAGCTTTATTAAGTTTTTTTCTTAAATTAAAATTATTAACATTTAAATTATTTAATTTATCAACATCAAAACCACCATCAAGAATTACAGAAGTATTTCCTTGAATTTCTTGTGAAGAACCAATTGATACAAAAGGATTATTACTACCATCAGGAAATATTACTACATCACTATCCCTCTCAACAATTTCAATAAAATCACCTAATTTTAAACTTGATTTATCAATAGGGGAAAAAAGTTCTAGAGTTCCAGAATCATAGTTTTTAATAAAATATGAAGAATTGGTATTATAAATCCAAGAATTTGCCAGTATTTGTTTTGAAGATTTATTTTGTATGGGATTAATTACTTTATCTCCAAGATTTTTTACTCCAATTGGATCATTTTCATTAACATTTATAACATCTTTCTGTACAAAATTATTAAGAGTGGTAAAAAATACCATCTCAACTTTTTTGTTAATATCTCCATTTTCATATCCATAATAAATTTCATTATCATGAACTAAATCTCCCTGAGATATTGGATTATTGATACCAGTACAGTTTAAAAATTGATTAACAGTTTTATCTGTATATGAAACTATGTTAGATCCCGCCCTAAATTTTCCAACATTACTAAATCCAATTGTGGAATCAACGTTTACAACTGATTCATTAACCCCAACATTTTCCGTACATTTAGAATTTGTCGTGGGTAAAAATCTTCCCTGAATATCAGAATCTTCATCATATCCAACAAAAAGAGATAATTTATAAAAAATTTCATCATCAATTTTAAAAGGAGATATTTCTGAAATTGATGCAGTAATATTTGAATTTTCTTTAAATAAACCTTGGCCTTTAAGAAGAGATCCTTCTCCAGAAATAACTTTTGCTACGGCAACTTCTCTTCTTCTATATTCCGCAAAAGATGGTTTAATTAATTTTTCTTCTAAATTTATTACAGTTGGACTCTCTCCATATAAAATTTCAAATAATATTCTAAAAGATTCATTTGTACCTTTACTTTGATAAAAAGATTTTATTTCTTTAAGAAAAGTACCAACATTTAATGACGATACAAAATCATTATTTTCTAGTCCTGGAGCAAATGTTGTTTTAAATTTTCGATAAAATTCTTTTAAAAATAGACTGCTTAAATTTTTAACAGAAGAATTTGAATTGTGAGATTCTGAAGATGATTCTGAAAAAACTATTTCTTCTTTGTCAAAATTTGTTCCATAAGAAGTAACTCCACTAAATCCACGAATACAACCTGTAAAAGAGTTCGTTGTTATTCCTGTATAAGAAATAATTTCATTATCAATTTTTAGTAATCCATATTTTTTAGGAAACCCTTTTGTGTTAGATACATTAATTGTTGAATCACTATTAGTTGTAGAACTAGTAGTTGTTGTACTATCTACTACAATTTCTGGAGTAAGATTATCTAAATTTAAATATTGATCTAAATTTGCCGATAAATCTGTAGGACCACCTTGATATTCTTGAGAAATATAATATTGTTTCAAAAAATCTATTGTCTTCGGACTTTCATCTAAAATGAAATTTGGAAGTTGACTTGATACAATATCTTGTACCTGTATGCGGGTTTCAAATCCTGTTTGTATCATATTAGTTTCTTATTATACTTCCGTTTGAATAACTTGAGGTGAATACATCTTCGATAAATTTAACTCCAGATATTTCATCTCCAGAAGAAATTAAATCTCTCAACATATTTATTCTACTTTTAGAAACATCAAGAGATAAGAATAAATCTTTCAAACCTACAACATCATTAGATTCCGGAACTGCTTCAATTTCAACAATATTATTTGCTTTTATTGTAGATATAATATTTACAGTATCAATTACAATTTCACCTTTAACATAATCAATTTTACCGGCAGAAGAACTTACAATTCTTGTTTTATTGTTTTCTAATAATTTAATAATTTGAAGTATTCCTGTTTTTTTATCTTCATTTGGAACATCTGTAAAATATACCGTTGAAGATTCACCAAAAACTTTAAATCCTGTAGATTTTATATTACGACCTTCTCTTTTAACATGAAACTCATTTCCAAAACATAATTCATATTGTGCTAATTGATTGATAGATGCCTTTAAATCTCTTCTAATCTTAATTTTGGTTATATTTGATGTAATTGCATCTCGATCAACTTCATCAATTACATTTTGCAATTTACTATATTTAAATCTACCTCCAAATTTATTAAAATTGGTAGATCTGGAATATTCAGTAAGTTGATTTAAAATTTCAGATTGTAGTGATGAAACAGTTGAAACAAAAGAACTATTGAAGTAAATTGATGTATCAAGTTCAACATAAAGTATCTTAAGATCAATAATTCTTTGATTAATACCAGAAACAGAATATTGTCTAAGTTTTGATAATATTTGGTTTTTATTGAAATCACTTACAAATGTTCCACCTCTTGGTTTTATGCTAATGATTACATTTCCAAATTCTGGAGGATCTAACTCTTCGCCTCCAACAATTGAGATTGATTCTGCGTCTGGATATATTCTTTTAATAATTGCCTCATAATCTCTTGGAGTAACTGCACGATTTTGTGCGGAATATGTGAGAGGAGCAAAATAACGAACAGAATCTACTGATTCTATATTATTTCCATTTTGCGATTTGATAATAGGATTATAAACTCCATCACCAATTTTTTCACCTTTTATTGTATCAACACTAACTGGTATAACAGGATTACCAATTTCATTTTTAAGTGATCCTGCATAATTAAATCTTTGAACCCCATTTCCTTCTTTTCCATCAGTAATTAAATAATCAACATTAATATACTTGCCATCGGCACCAGCAGAATCACCAAGTTTTTTTCCAAAAATACCATCACCAAATCTTAACTCATATTTTTCATCCTGAATCTCTCTTACAAAATATATTCTTGAGTCTTTAGTAATATTTGAAATATTTTCGACAGGACTATATCTAAATCCTTTTTGAGATTCAAAATCACTAATATAAACTGATATTGTTGTCGCATCAATACTTGAATTATTTAAAATAAATCTTTGATCTAAAGATCCATCATATACAAAACTTTTTTTAATCAATGTTCCTTGATAGATGGGAATATTGTCAAAATATGCAACTCTTCGTACTTTATTATTAGTTATTTCTTCTTCAATTTTTCCTTGTATATCTTCTATTGTGGAGAATACAAATGTTGTATTATTAGAACTTCCAGTTGAAAAGATTCCGGCATTTAATATCACTGTGCTAATTTGTACACCAGATTCAGTATCATCTATGTCACGTTCAGTCAAAACTACTCTGAGAGATACTGTTGTTTTTGATGCAGTTCTTGATCTTGGAACATAACCAATGTTTCCGGCAAGAGAAACAACATTTTGCCTGACTGTTGCAGAATCCAAAAAGGATTCATTGACAATCATATTTGAATTAAATGATGTAATGTAAGTATTATATGCTAGTGTATCAATTAGTGCAGAAAAATTAGACCCTTCAAAGTCAAAATCTGTAAAATCAGAGTTTGCACGAAGATAATCCTTAATGGATGTCTTAATTTGATCGAAATCTAGATTTGTAAACTTAGTAAAAGGCATTTTATTATCTCGTTGCCTCTAATATGAATGAATATTCTTGTGTTGGGAACTCT